GCAAACTCTTCGAAGAGCTGATCGAGTCCCTTGCTGCGGAGTTCATCCGCTGATACGCCTATAGCCTCGAACGCAGAGAGCAGTTCCTTGTTGCCGGCTCGAGCCAGACCAACGCTCTTGGCAAATTTGCCTGCCGTATCCGCGACAGATTCTAAAGCCTGGCCTCCGATCGTAGCGGTTTGACTCAGTCGATCAAGAAACTCGACGGTCAGACCCGTCTTTTCTGAAAGATCATCAAGCGCTGCAATTGCGTTGATTGATCTCACGGTGAATGCGGCGAATGCACCAGCGCTCAGAACGCCGCCCAAAGCTCCGAGCGATATGCCCAGCTTCGCCGCTTGCTTGTCGAGTAATCCGAGACCTTGAGAAACCGAGCGGAAAGCTTGACGGGTTACGTCATAGGCACGGATTACAATTGATGTTTCTTGTGTCTTTCCAGGATCAGCCATCATGCACCCCGCGTCGGCCGGTTCAGCCGGAAACGCAGTTCACGGGCGAATTCCGTCTGGAATCGCTGTCTGCCGAGCGCCAGCAATCGCGGAGATACCCGCGAAGCAACCATCGCGCTTGGCACGTTGATCGAGAAGAGTTCTTTGATCTTCAGGCGCCGCGCCGTTTGCCGCTGGTAGATGCCGATGTGGCCCCCCTGGAATTCCGCGATGAACGGCGCGCCGACAAGGTCAGACCGGCCACGCACTACCTTTCGGCCTTCCTTCTTCAAGACCAAAACTGATACCTTTCCGCGGGTCCGCCGGCCCCGTAACGCTCGGGCACCGAAAACGCCGAGGGCGACGCGCTGGCCGGTTGCGATTACCGCGGCCTCGAGATCCCGGAATCCAGCCCGCTTGATCCGGAAAGAGCCCTTCGCTCTGGCTGCAGGAATGGCGTAGGTTTTCCGGATCTCCTGGGAAGCCGCCTTGCGGACCGTTGTGGCAGCCCTGGAGAGCGCCCGGGATGCAGCCGGGCGTATCACCTTGTCCGGAGCCAAAAACGCGCTCCTGGACGCTGTGCCAAGGTCCGAGCGCACTTCTAGTCTCATGGCCGGTATCTCGCGTCCCGGATGTCCCCCAGGAGGGTGAGGATCAACTCCGGATCCGAGACCGGCCACAGGTCATCCAGCGCCATGAAAGCCCCCACGTCATAACCGCCGCAGCGCCACCAGAGTTCGGCGGCCTCCTCGAAGGCCTGCGTGGCGATGGGGGGGGATCCGTCGAGCAACGCCCCGAGCCCGACGGCGGCGAGCGCCGGCTTGTGTGCCCGGCTCAGTTCCCAGTCGAGGCGCTCTCTGGCTTTTTTCGTTCCCCCTCCACCTGCTCCAAACGTCGCTGATACGCTGCCATGATGTCCAGGGTGAGACGGTCCATCCACGACACTTGGACGTCCAGCAAGGCTTGTGCAGCGTCCGGGGAGAACTCTAGCGGCTCCTCGGCGATCGTCTGGTCGTCCGGATAGATGTGCATCACCTTCGGTCCTGACCATCCCGTGATTGCCTCCGCCACCAGTTCCCGCCCAAAGGAACTCGCGTTTCCGCCTCGCTGCGCATAAATGCGCATCTCTCCTTCCGTCGGTGCGATCCATCTGATTACGACCCCCTCTTCCACGCTCGTCTGACCCTCGCGCACCCTGCGGAATCGCTCGCGTATATCGCTAAACCGCATGATCAGGTCGAGTAAGTAATGGAATCCGATACGAGGCTCAGGTTGAGCCTGTAGATCAGCGAGTTGTTCTCAGGCACCGGCTCCTCGTTCAGACCCCAGTAGGCGTTCCCGTAGATCTTCTGCAGGCCAGCGGTGATGATCCGGAAGGGGGTGAGGACCGCGCCCTGCGACGCAGCACGGACGGTCGGAACCCAGGCCAAAGACGGGTCGAAGAACGCCGTGAAATCGAGTGTCACGGCCTCGGCCAGACCAGGGCGGTTGATCCTCCGAACGTCCGTCATCTGCGTGATGTCGTCTTGCTCGAAGCCGCCGCCGGTAGAACCAAACTCTGGCCGCAGTTGCGTAATGGAGGTCCACGCCGTGACTTCACGCACAGTGCCCGCACCTTCTCCAGTCGGGAAATTCGCCGTTGAGCTGGTGTCAACGAGCTCGAGCGTGACGTCGTTGGTGGCGACAGTTTTGGCGCGAACCACGCGACGTGCTAGCCGCGGCCAGCCGGAGGTGAGCACCTCGATTATGTCCCCGACGATGATGCTATGCCCTGTTCCAAGCGTGGCAACGGCCTCCGCCGCATTCGTGACCGCGCTCATGGTCACACTCGTGCCGAAGGTCGAGCCGATGGCGAGCTGCAGCCCTAGACTTTTGATGATTGCCATTTCAAATGCTCCTATGCTCCGATTATTGTGTCCGGCGCCGAGGTGAACAGCACCGCCTGATACGTCAGCGCGACCGAACCGCACGGCCTCGAGAGATCGTCGCGCATAGTGATCTCCGCTCCGGTGTATGTGAGCCTCGTCGTCGTGCTAGCAATCGGCAATGCAGGCGACAGGGCCACCTCCACTTCCTTCGCCATCAAATCCAAGAGATCGTCGAGGTTTGAATTCTGCTCTGCGAAGCCTTCGATCCTGACTTCGATGGTCCGCTCCGTGCTGGCTAGATCAATCGTGGCATCCGTTGCTGTCTCGGACGTAACATAGATTGCCAAGCATGGCAGCACATCGATCGGATGCACGCGAGATTGAAAGACATTGACGCCAGTGGTCGTCAAGCCGGTGACCGCTGTGGCCACCGCTTCGCGAAGTTGATGTCTGGCGTGATCAGCCATTTACGGCGCCTGGAGAATCAAAGTCGTCCATCCGGTGCCGTCAGGTTCGGAACGGACGATCGTATAAGTTACGGCGTTGATAAGAAGCGTCTTCCCAGCTGGAGATGGCACGTCGGTTTCTGGCGTCGAAAAGACCGGCAGCCTTCCAGTCACCGGCACGAAACCCACTTCCGATTCGTTATATGCGTTGCGGAAGATTCCAACCACGGGGGCCGTGCCGTCAAACGTCGCATCGACTGCGAAATCATTCGTGTCGAGGAATTGCGTGAAATCTTCATCGAAGGCCATCAGAATCTCACCCGAGCCTTTCCCTGCTCGCTGAATTGGACGCGCCCAGGAAAACACTCTTCGACGGCCAGACGCGCGCCATTTAGCACGTCATAGTCATCGAAGACCATCACTCCCCCAGCAATCATGCGTGGCTCTAATGCTTTGCAGCATGCCCTGACGCTCTCGTATTGATCGCAATCAATGTGCGCCAACGCGATAGGTCCGACTCCTTCATGCAGAGTGTCTGGGAACAACCCCGGAACAATCTCTGCATCGGGAATAGCAGCTCGCACGGCCACTTCGGAGGTATCCGAGAAATCTCCGACCTTGTGAAAATCAAATTCTCCAGCGTATGGAATCCCGGTGAAGGTATCGAACAAGAACAAGCGTCGCCCCTGCTCTCTAGCGACCTCCGCCAATCGCGCAGCGCTTCCGCCTTGGTATACGCCCACTTCAACAATGTCTCCTGGTGGAGCGCTTCTAACTTCGCGAACCAATTCTTCAAGTGCGAAGGGGTTGATCAGGCTGTTAGGCATGGCGCCGCTTTCTTCACTTTCGGAACGACCATGACGTAACCTTGATCGGAATAATCGACCACGATCCCGTGTGTTTGCCCGAACGCCTCACGGATGAAATCCAGCGAACGATTCACGCCTTTGATCGGTGGCCAATCTTCCGGCAGATCACCGGCGCCATACGGTCCAGGCTGATAGATCCTGGCGTCGTCTATCAGGATGAAATCGCCAGCACCTTGGCGCGCCTCGGCGATCGCTTTGATCTCCGCATCCAACGGAAGACGCTTTCCGCTATCCGCCTCAGCATCGTAGGCGGCGCCAGAGTGCGCGCCCGGGAAATGCGCGTCGAGCCAGAAGAGGCAAGGACCGTCTGGAAGAGTGGAGAGAATCCGCGGCAGGATTTTTCTGCTGTCGCCCTCCCATATCTTGATCCGACGGTCCGATCCGAAGCGCGATTGCGCGGCTCGCGCGATCGCTGGAATGACTTCGATTGAATGAA